GGTACAAAGGATCAGGTGCTAAAGCACGATTTTAACATGCAAAATAAAGGTTATGAAACGTATATCAAACGAGGAGGCTCAAAATTACGTACCATATGAACGAACTCCTCTATCGCCCCCACCCGCGCAATATTCAATTTTTGTAGGAGATGATGGATGGGATGAAATCAAATACTACACATCTCGATTTAGACAAAGCATAAATGGAAATAATGGAGATCAATCTGTTTACATTTTAGAAAGTTCCTCTATGCCTGGAATGGTTAAAATAGGTTATACAAAAGGTGATCCTATTGATCGAGCTAATACTTTAAGTAAATCTACAGGTGTTCCTACTCCATTTAATGTTGTATATTCATATAGTTGCTTTAATGGAGAAAGAATTGAAAAAGCAGTTCATAAACATTTTAGAAAAAAACGCGTTAACACCCAACGAGAATTCTTTTATGTTGAACTAGATGAAGCTATTAAGGCTATAGAGGATTTAGGAGCTAAACTAGATTGATATTTATACGCGAAATCAATGATTTTATATGTCAATTAAAGGAGTATTTGCATTATTTGGGTTCCCGGATGAAGAAAATCCTGAACGTTTAAAACTGGAAAGTGAATTAGAAGACTATAAAGAATCTCCTCACTTTAAGTTAGGGATGTTCCATAAATTAATCATGAATGGTCATTTATTTTCAAAACAAGTTACCAAATTTTTTGCTAAAGCAGATCCTTCCCTGGATGTAAAAGGAATAGACCAAGCAGGTGAATATATGATGTTTACCAGAGCTTGGTTTTGGATTGAACAAGTTAAGATGAGATCGAAAGTTTGGAAAGATGCTTTAAAGCAATACGCAAATGAAGAATTTTTAATATCTATCCGGTTGAGTATTTCTTACTTTGAAGGTACAGAGGAATATGAAAAATGTGCCCACTTGAAAAAAATTCAGGACTTTGTTGAAAAAAACTTGCCTGCCTAAAAGAAGATTATTATCTTTAATTATATTTTGATATTAAAATTATTGGAATATAAATGGTTATAATAAAAATAAGTAAATAAAATAAAATGAAAAATAAAGAATTAGTATTGAGACGCTTGGAGTCTTTAGAAGGAAAATTAAAACGTTTGAGAAACGCTCTAAACGAAAGAAATGTTGATGGTGCTCGTCAAATGTTACAAGAGATACTTGAACTTACGGAGGATACTCAAGCAATTGTAGAACGTGAAAATTAATTAAATAAATAAAAGTTATGAATCTTACCGCCGAACAAATCCAAGATAATTGGAATGAATTATTATCTTACATTGAGGAATATATTTCCGAACCCCGTAAAGATAAATTGTTAGAATTTTATGAGCAATATGCTGATCGTTTGATGTTAATGCCTGCCGCGCATAAAAAAGAATATCATAATGCTTTCCCCGGAGGATATGTAGAACATGTTTTACGCGTTATTCGATGTGCTCTTAAGCAAGCTACATTATGGGAATCTGAAGGATGTGATATGTCTACATTTACAACTGAAGAATTAGTATTCTCAGCCCTGAATCATGATTTAGGTAAAATGGGAGATGAAGAACAAGAATCATATATCCCCCAGACTGATAATTGGAGACGTGAAAAATTAGGAGAGGATTATATGTTCAATACTAAAGTTCCATTTTCTTCAGTCCCCGATAGAGGATTATTTATGCTCCAATCACATGGTATCCAGTATACATTTAATGAAATGTTAGCCATTCAAACACATGATGGTCTATATGATGAAGCAAATAAGAAATATCTAATGGCATTTATGCCAGAGCAAAAACCAAGAACATCACTTCCATTTATTATCCACCAGGCCGATTTAATGGCAGCACGTATCGAATTTGAACGTGAATGGTTACCTAAGTTAAAAGAGGACAAAAAATCCGTGGATAACGGAAAAGGGAATTTTACATTGGGGAATAAACCCAACATGTCTAAAAAGACATCAACTAAAACTAAAGCTTTAGGTACATTCAAAAGTGATAGTTTAAAAAATATGTTAGATAGCTTATGATAACAACAATAGTAATTAGTATTTTATCAGTACTAGTCGTGATCCTAGGGTTCACGACTTTTAACATGATGAAAAAGGTAGAAAAACAGGAAGATGTTTTATCCGGGTATTTAGTTTATTTAGATCGTTTGTCTCGTACAATTGAAATTTCAGACAAAAAGTTAAAAGAATTAGATCGTGGAGGTGTGTTTGAAAAAGACGATGAGGTTGGGGTTATATTTCAATCCATTGTAAAAATTCAAGAAATCCTAAATGAGTTTAATCTTAGAAAGTTCAGTTAAAATGCCAAAAAAACCGGGTAGTAAAAATTACTTCACTCAAGACACTGAAGATGCCATAGTATTATATAATAATACTGCTGACCCGGAACTGCGAAGCAAAATCTATGAAGAGCGTATTCACTACGCTTTTTTTAAATTAACACAAAATATAATCCATACGTTCAAATTCTATCATACCGAAGTAGAAAATTTAGAACATTTACAACACGAGATTATAGTATTTCTTTTATCCAAAATCCATTTATTTAATCCTCAGAATGGAGCCAAAGCATATTCTTACTTTGGTACTATTGTAAAACGATGGTGTATTTTATATAATGAAAAAAACTATAAAAGTAAGGTTAGTAAAGTGTCAGTAGATGAGTTATCCAAAGACGATTCATCTCACACATACACCATGGAACCAAATAATTCAGATGATAGATTATCTCATTTTATGGACGAATATGTTGAATTCGTCAGCTTTAACTTATACGAAATCTTCCCTAAAGAATATGACGCGAAAATTGCGGATGCGGTTTTAGAGCTGTTTAGAAAACGAGATAGTATAGACGTATTCAATAAAAAGGCACTCTACATTTATATACACGAAATGATTCCAGATGCCAAAACCCCAAAAATTACTAAAATAGCAGGCGTATTATACGACGTATTTAAGAGAAATTACCTATTCTATTTAGAGGAAGGATATATGAATTTCCACCTCTAGTAGTTGTTTATATTTATAAAAAACAATACATATGAGTAATTTAGAATCAAACGAAACTTATCAATGATATCGGTGATGCTACTTTGATTGTTCCTTTAATCAAGGAATATATGGAACTAGGTATCAAAAATGATGAACAGCTAATTAAAATGGCTACAATCATTCAACGCGCCTTGGCCACTGGTAAATCAGAAGAGGATGGATTTGGAATGACTGAGGAAGAAAAAGCACAATTGTTATCTGAGGTTAAAAAATTTAATCCTAAAGATTAATGGCTTTATATAAAACAGGTATAGCTGGATCTACTAGAGGCACCACACCATCACCAAATGTAAGAGGTGCCCAAGATCAAATTTCTGTTTTAAAAGGACAGATGGTTGCCGCTAGGGTAACTGATATTGTACTGGATGAAAATCATCCGAAATTTCAAGATGTAGGTGAATGGAATGGTATAGGAGCAATTTTTTACCAATTTGTTAACCAATCAGGTACCACTACAGATTCATCTTATGCTTTACCTTATGACTCCCAGATTAAAACATATCCTTTAGTTAATGAAATAGTATTGCTATTTTCTTTACCTAACCAACAAATGGGAGTTAATACAGCTAACCAATCTTATTTCTATTTAAAACCATTAGGAATATGGAACCATCCACATCATGATGCCTATCCTAATTTAGTAAATTCAAATAACCCTCAACAATCCCAAGATTATAAAGCAACAGATCAAGGTGTTGTAAGAAGAGTAACAGATGGATCTACTGAAGTAGAATTAAATAGTCCGATTAATCCTTCGCAAAATACGTTTGTAGAAAAAGCAGACATCCATCCTTTGATGCCTTATATGGGAGATTCTTTACTTGAGGGAAGACACGGTCAAAGTTTGCGATTTGGTAGTACTGCAAAATCTCAAAGTGAAATTAGTAATAATTGGTCTATTGCTGGAACTAATGGGGATCCAATTACTATTTTACGAAATGGGCAACCAACAAAAGTAAGTGATAGGGGGTGGATTCCAATTGTAGAAAATATATCTCAAGATTTATCTTCTATTTATTTAACCTCCTACCAAAAAATACCATTTAGTATAGCGAATGAAAATTTTATTTCCTATATCACACCCCCAACTACTCCAGCTCAATACGTAAACCCACAAATTATACTTAATTCCGATAGAGTTGTAATTAACGCTAAAAATGATAGTGTATTAATTAGTGGACAAAATTCAGTTGGTTTATCTTCAAACGGAAGTATAAATTTAGAATCTACTAGTGAAATAAACATTGCTAGTAAATTAACTCGTTTAGGAAATAAAGATGCAAATCAATCTGTTTTACGAGGAGATGAAACTGTAGCATATTTAAAAATATTGATTACTGAATTACAAAATCTAGCTGAGGCTTTAAAAGTAGTTCAAGATTGGCCAGGTGGCGCTCCAACCCCTAATCCAGTTGTTTTAACAGCAGCAAATTCCGCTTTACAGGTTTTTGAAAATGTTTACAATGAAATTGATAGTGTGAAATCTAAAATTGTTAAAACAGCATGATTTATTCTATAAAAGGAACCGTTGTAAACGAACAATCACAGGATCCAATTAAAGGAGCAAAGGTATCTGTTTCTCCAATTAATTTTGTATTCACTGATGCTAGTGGAAATTTTACATTAGATGGAGATATTCCTGAAAGTGGGAGCTTATCTATGACTGTAAATGCTGTTGGATATCAATTTATAGAACCACCTTTATATAAAGGAGATAATACTTTAAAACCCGATTTAGGTGTTTTACAACTACAACCTATAGTTTCTTCATTAACTCAAGATAAAATTAAATCTACTCAGTTAAGTAAAAACCAGATTAAAGAAATATCTAAAAATAAAAAAGATTTATCTTACTACGCTGAAGAAAAATTATCTAATCAAGTTAACACTCTAAAAAATACCCTTATACCATCCATAATGACAATGGCTGCGACTTTTGGTATCACTAAACTTTCAGACTATAAACCAGAACAATTACCAAAACTATTAGACCAATCATTTTGCCCTACACAAGCTGAGTTAACTAACTTAATTAATCGAAAAAATAAATTAGTTAAACAATTAACTAATAGTTTAAGATTAATTGATACTACTACAAAACAATTAGGGATTACTCAAGGGGTTATTGTATTATTAGATGCTACGTTTTTTACCGCAGAAAATACACCAACATCTATTAACCCTTTTACCCCTGGATTTAATAGATTCCTAAGTAAAACTCTTGATAAACTCAAATCAGTTAATGCTGGAATTTTATCTATATTGATCATTTTACGCCAAGTATTAGCTCAAGCCCTTCAGTTACTTAATTTACTAGATAAACTTGTTGAAAAATGTTATCCTGATGCCGATCAAGAAAGAATTTCACTTGAACTAACAGCATTAACTACTCAACAATCTACTCAATTATCCCCTGTAGTTACAAATGTGAATGGATTTGAAATGGATGTTGAAACAGAAAATACTCCAAATACTTTAAAACGTAGAAGAGCTATTGCACGTAACAAACAAGGTGTGGTAATGTTAAAAGGAGAATGGTCATTTAGTTCAATTGACCAGATATTGATAGATGAACTAGTATTTTACATTCAGCAAAATGATTTAAAAGCTGACTAACCAAATATTTATAAACATATGAAAATTGACGGATTAAAAAAATTAATTAAAGAAGCTGTACGAGAGGCAATTCAAGAGGAATTAAAAGATATTCTTTTGGAAGCGGTTCGTACTCCAAAAACAATTGTAAAGGAATCATTTTCCCCGGGACCACCTCCACCTAATCCACCCTCACCAACATTTACTCAACCTACAATGGATGCCCGAAAAGCATATTCTGAGATTATGAATGAAACTATGATGAGTTTTACATCACAAGATGCTCAATTTCCATTTAGACCACAATCTAGTGATCCTGTAAATGGCAGTTTAGGTGCTGGTGAAGTAGGAATGGATCAAATTATGAATTTATTGAATAGCAAATAATGCCCTTTAACCCCCAACAAATTAACCCAGTTGATTTAAACCCAAATGTTGCGGTTGGGGTAAATTTACCTTTTAGTGGTCCTGCTGTTTTTACACAAAACTATTTAACAGCTCAAGCTATTAAAAATAACATCATCAATTATTTTCTAACCAATCCAGGAGAAATTCCATTAAACCCAACATTTGGGGGTGGTTTAAGAGCATTTATATTTGAACAAATTGCTGAAGGAACATTAAACGGGTTAAAAGAAAATATAAGTGGTAAAATGGAAAATATTTTTCCTGAAGTTATAGTAAATTCGTTAGATGTATTAAGAAACGATGATTACAATACTGTTATAGTCAATATGAAATATTCAATTGCTAATTCTAACATTGTTGATCAAATAAATTTTGAATTTTAAAAATGGCTACA